TTCTTTTCTTTCTTCTTGTTCTTCTTTTCTTTCTTCTTGTTCTTCTTTTCTTTCTTCTTGTTCTTCTTTTTTAGTTGTTTGTTTTTTGAGTGTAATCTTCTTTTTAGATTGTGTTTGTTGTTGTGTTTGTTGTGATTGTTGTGTTTGTTGTGATTGTTGTGTTTGTTGTGATTGTTTTGGTGTTTGTTGTAGTGATTTTAATTTGTTATGTATTACTTTTGTTTTATGTATTTGATTGATAAAATCAGTTCGATCAATAATATCATTGTTAGTGTTATCAACAATATTTAAGTTATTTACATTATTATCAATAATAAGAACCGAATCGATATTTTTTTTTGGTTTAGGTTTAATTTGAAGTCTATTTAATAGTTGGGATTCCATATATAAATTTATTTATATTAAATTTATATATTTGTGTTGTAATTAAATAATTAGTTATATTTATCAAGATATTTTATAAATTGTTCACAAGATTGTTGTTCAGCCTTTTTCTTTATTTTATGTTCACAGCTTGATAAATAAACAAAACATTCGCCATTTTCTTCATAATATTTGTGAATAGCTTGAAATGATTTAAATTTACTGAAAGGTATTGCATCATTATAATTAACTTCATGAATAGCTTTACCTAAACATATAAAAACGCCCATATTATATAGTGTTTCACAAGAAGGCGTCATTTCAATATAATGTGGAGTATTATATGGTTTACTGAATTCTTTCTGAATAATAACTTGTAATATATTTTTATAATTATCATCATTTTGAATAAGGTTCATCCAATCGATATGTTTTTCAAATACATTTTCAATAAATTTTTGAGCCATTTGAAATCCTGGTCCTGTGACAAATAAATTTTGAAAAAGACATTCTTCGTCATATACATTGGTTTTATTTGCGTCAAGAAACATAGCCCCGATAAATGATTCAAAAAGACATCCTAACTTTTTTAAGTTTGTTCTAACCCCTTTTTCTTCGGCATGTTTTGAAAGAACGAACCATTTATGTAAACGCATTTCGTAAGCTAGTTTACCGATTGCTTCATTTTTAACAAGTGCTATTTTTTTTTCAGTCATAAAACCTTCGTTTTCTTTTGGAAATCTTCTATATAAGTAATATTTAGTAACACATTCAAGAACCCCATCACCTAAAAATTCAAGACGTTCATTTGACTTACTTTTTAATGGTAAACAATCAGGTGGTTGTTCAAGAATAATAATATTATTTTTTAGATTGTCGAGTTCTGGACGTTTTGTATATGAACGATGAATAAAAGCACGTTTATATAATTCAATATTATTAATCTTTAAAGGTAAACCGTATCTTAAAAAAATATTTTGAATATCAGATTCTTTAATCTCTATATTTAAAGGATTATAGGGATTAAAAATTAATTGTCCATCAAATTTTTCAATATCATCGTCATTAATTTTGATAATTGTATCCATTTGTATATAGATTTAATGATATTGTTTTAAATCGTTTTAAAAATATTTTATATTTAGTATAATATATAATGATTCTTTCAAATGGGTCCTCAAGAGCAAGACATATTTCGTCAATAGTTAATAATACAAATGTATGTGGTGGAGAAAAGAAACGCGGTGTTCCAGCAATGAGTACATTATATCCTGGTGTTCCAAAAAGTGTAGGTTGTAGACGCGCTAACTGTATGATGGACACTATATGTGCAGCAAGTAAAACAAGACAAGTAAAACATAATACTGGTGTATCTAAACACTTAAATTAAATAAATTATAATAAATTATAATAAATTATAATTGAAAATTATAATTGAAAATTATAATTGAAAATTATTAAAATATAGAAATATGAAATATGAAATATTTAACACAGTTGTTGAATATTTAATATTTAATGAATATATACATATGTTTGAAACATTAAAAAATTATTCAGGTAATCTTAGCTTAGGATTTGATAATGTTGATTTTTATTTTTATTTTATATTTATAGTTTTTGTTTTTATATTTTTTTATATAATGTATGATTTGTTTTATCCAAAATATTATCAAACATATCAATACTTTATGCAGGAAGGTATGGTTAATGAAGGAGATATTATTGATACAAACGCTTCAACGGCAAAATTAGATGAATTAATCAAGAAATTACAAAATTCAAGAATAGAATTAGATAAAATGTTATTAATATCAAATAATCAAGAAAAATATAAAGAATTATTAAATCAATATGAAGATTTAGCAGATAAAAAAATGTTAACAGCATTGTCAAGTGCGAGTGGTTTTGATGATACAGCAGCTATTGGTGCTGTTATAATGATGAAACATTTTAAAGATGGATTAAAAGATGTATATTGTTCTTTAGATCCAGAAGCAGAAGTTTGTTATGTTTAAAAAAAATAATATGATTATTGTAATATGAGAAGTTTTGTTGATAATATTACAAAATGTCCACAATTATTAATTTATTTATTCCTTGCTTTTACAGGTGTAGCAGTTTCATTTTTCTTTACAGAAGCATATTTTGTTCGTAAAAATGGTTCAATGTCAATATCTACTGCTTTTTTCATTCATATTTTTCAAATCTTTATAATGTCAACTCTATTTTATATACTATGTAAGTATGATTATGGAACAGTTGCATGGATTTTATTATTATTTCCAGTAATAGTAGGAATTTTAATGGTTTTAGTATTGATTGGAACATTTGGAGTTCTTGGTGGAATTAAGGAAAAAGAAGAACAAAAAGAACAAAAAGAACAAAATGCTATAGAAATAGATGAAGTAGAAACTACAAATAATAATGAATCAAATACAAGTGTAGATGGTTATCTTAAAGTAAATAATAATACTATAATAGATGATAATGTAAGACATAGACATGGAAATACAGAACACAGTCATTATGTTAAAACAGGTTCCCATATAAATTCATCAAAAGAACATGGAATACCATTAGAAGGTATGTGTGGTAAATGTGATAAATTTAAAGGTTTTGATGGTGATTATGATAATAAATATAAGAAACTATAAATAAATTAGTTTTATATAAGTTATATTATCTACAATATAGCTTATATAATTGATATAAAGTTTATAAATTACTAAAATATATAAGATTAATGTTTCCAGTTATAGTCCATAGCATTTTTATTATTAGAATTGTGTAATCCTTTTTCGTGATTTTTATCTAATTCAGTAAGTATACCTATTCTTTGATTCATTGGATCAAACCCAGGATAACTATTTGTATTATATGGTGGGTCATCTCTTGTAGCATCAATAATTTTACTTATTTTTTCATTAGCAAGAACAGGTGGAATACCGCCAAAATTATCAGTTGGGCTTGGTTTGATACGATACATTGAGTTACCTTGAGGGTCATATGTTTTTTGTAAGAATAATACAGGACAAATTACATCTTGACTTTTTTGCCATTCAATAAATTCTACATATTCTTCAAGATTTCTAAATTCAATAGGATTTACCCCTGGTATTTCTGCACGTTTAGAATTAAAAAGATATATTTTAGAACCAATTTGAACAAGTAAATCAGGACAATCCTTTTTATTAGTTAGAGGTTCTCTAAAAATTTTACTTGGTCTGGTAAGAACAATATAAAACCCAAGAATAAATATAAAAATAAATAATGTAGTTTTATAATTTAACATAATATATAATATAGATATAAAATATACATGGTAGTCATATTAAATAATGTTGCTCCAAAAGAAGATAATAATGATACAGAAGTTAGAAATGAATATAGTGAATTAGACACATATATGAATGGTAATAATGTAAAAGTATTATGTTTTTTTTATATGCCTGATTGTCCGCATTGTGTAAATATGATGCCAAATTGGGACACCTTTACGCAATTACTTAATACTGACCCAAAATATGAGAAAGATCATAATATTGTAGTGTCACGTGTTCATTATGATTATCTTAATACAATGAATGATAAAGATGGATTAAATATAATGGGATATCCAGCAATAATGGGTTTTGATAAAAAATCAGGACAACATAAAAATTTCGAAGGTGGTCGTACAAGTGAAAAATTATTAGATTATTATAACGAATTGAAAAAAGGACTTGAAGGTGGTAAAAAAATAAGTAATAATAGTGGTGATAGTAATAGTGGTGTATTAGGATTGATAGGTAGTGGTATAAAGTCTGTAATTTCATTTGGTGACTGGGCCAATAATATAGATGGTGGTGGTAATATAAGAAAAAATAGTAAAAAGAATGTTTTAATAAAAAGGAAAGTAAAAAAGACGTTAAAAAAGACGTTAAAAAAGATGTTAAAAAAAGTTATAAAAAAGAAAAAGGTTATAAAAAAGAGTTTAAAAAAGAGTTTAAAAAAGAGTTTAAAAAAGAAGGTAAAAAAATAAATAAAATAAAATGATGGATTAATGTATGACTAATAATAATAGATATACATTAAAAACAAAGAATAATAAGAAAATTAAAAAGAATAAGAGTATAAAACGAAAATATATGGATTATAAATGTAATAAATTGAATGTTAGTAGAATTCATACAATTGTTTATTATGATATGGGTAATATAAAAGGAGAGCCTGTTATAGTATTATCTGGTGGTCCTGGTGAAGTAGTTGGTAATCCTAAAAAGTTGTCAAAATTGTTTGATATGAGACGTTATCATATAATAATGGTAGAACAACGTGGTATCGGTAAAAGTCGTCCTCTTGGAGAACTGAAAAGTAATACAACAAATGATTTAGTTGAAGATATAGAAATGGTTCGTAAAGATTTGATTAGTAATTATGGTGATAGTAAAAGTAAAATAGATATATTAGGTATGTCTTGGGGTAGTTATGTAGGTTTATCATATAGTATAAAGTATCCTTGTAATGTTAAAAGACTTGTATTACGTTCAGTATTTTTATGTTCAAAAGAAGAATTTAATGATATTGAGAATGGCGACTTATATAAAAAGATTCATCCCGATTATTATGATAAGTATTCTCAAGGTATGAAAGGTAAAAAGAGTATATTAGAAAATTATATAGAGTCAATAGAAAAAGGTTCAAAAGATAAGATGCAGCGATTTTTAGATTTTGAAAGTAATACAATATCAATGTATCCTTATATAGGTAAAAAGAAATCTAAATTAAGCAATGATGATATGTTAATGAGTAAGTTACAGGCACATTATTTTAAAAATGAATGTTTTTATAATGAAATGTTAAGTAAAAATAATATGAAAAGAATGAAAGATATAGATGTTATAATAATAAATGGTCGTTATGATTTATCAACTCCAGCATATTATGCTTATAATCTTCATAAGATGTTACCTAACTCGTTAATTTATTTGACGGTTGCTGGTCATAGTTTGGTTGATAAAGAAAATTGGGAAATAATATCTGGAATATATGGTGGTAATAAAAATGGGTGGAAGTAAAATAAATTAAACAAAAATGATAAAAATAAAATAAATTAAAAAATATAATGACAATTGATATAGTATCTCCTTATATGGATAATATAGTCGAAATTATTAAGGGTCCTGTGGTAATGTATGGTTCAATGATAACAGTGCATTATTTATCAACACATTTATATGCGAATATGTGTACAAATTGGAGTTTTTATGGGTTTTTATCATCACCTATAATGACGTCAACGCCAGTATGTAGTGGATTAAGTTGGGTTATATATGAGGGTTCTCAAGTAGTTCGTGATATGTGGGTTGTTTTGGGAACAACAATGTCAATATATTTAATGAAACGTAAGAATATTTAGGTGATTTATATTTTATTCATATAGGTTAAAATTAAAATGAATAAAATGAATAAAATAATATGATAATAAATACATCAAAAGATGGAAAATATATGTGATATAGATATAATAGGTATAGTTGATGATATGATAACAAATATAGAATTTATAAATACTGAATTGGATAAAGATATTAATCAATGTATGATATGTCTTGAGGAATATAATGATATAATAATAGACGAAGAAAAAAGTAATAAACAGATTATAAGAAAAGAATGTGTATATTTGAATAGAATGTGTGATACGTGTATATATTATGCTCATGATTCGTGTATATCCCGATGGTATAGTGGTAATAATAAATGTTTAATTTGTAGAAAGAATATTATAAGAACGGAAGAAGATTATAATAATGAAATACGTGAAGAAATGAATAATATAGCAGCTATATCACATATATTAGGTTATCCGCATTTGTTATCGAGAACAATAAACGGATTATTTTATAGAGATCGTGTGCGAAATACTGATATAAATACTGATATAAATACTGATAT